ATCATCTGACAGTGCCATCGAGTTCTCCCACCGCCAAGGCCATCAATTACACTCTGAAGCGTTGGCCAGCCTTAAGCCGCTATCTGGATGATGGCAATCTACCGATATGCAACAATTGGGTAGAGAATCAGATGCGTCCCTGGGCGTTGGGGCGCAAGAACTGGCTGTTTGCAGGTTCGCTGCGCAGTGGTCAGCGAGCGGCAAACATCATGACTTTAATCCAGTCAGCAAAGCTGAATGGGCTGGATCCGTATGCCTATTTAAGTGATGTGCTGAAAAGGTTACCGACACATAAAGTGACCCAGATTGAAGAGTTACTGCCGCACTGCTGGAAACCTAAATCGAATTAAAAAATAGGTATGGGATTCAGCGGACGCTTACGTTTAAACACCCTTCTAAACGGTTATTGATACCGTTAGCAGTAGTGTGTGAAAACGCACTCCAATTATGGTGATGCGAATCTGACTGAATGCCATAAGGTTTCATAGATATAGTTTCCACAAAATTGTGTGATAATTATAGACATAAATAAGTCAGTACTGACTGATTATTTTGCCATATAAAAATGATGGTTGCCTATTTGACCAACATATTTGAGTTGTTTTTCCCAGCCTCGCTTACGATGTGAGAAAAAATGAGTAACACCGCTGTACCGTACTGGAACTGAAAATCGACCATTTAAGGCTTGTTCTGCAATTCGTTTTGAATCTTCCCAAGCTTCTTTTTCTTTTGGCTTTCCGCTGCTGTTGAGCGTTCTACCGCTTACCTTACTTGCAGTCCATGAGAATTGATGTTTTCTAAGGACTTCCTGACAAATTTTACTATTGTCGCCTTCAGCGCGGTTAAGGGTGGTAATTGCAACTAACTCTTTGCCTAGCTTTGGTTCACCTCGTGCTTCGTGGTAAATGTTCAAAGCTAGGCATGTCAGCGCGGATGTCAAAATCATTATGGTCGAACTCCTTGTCGTATTTTCTTCACAGCTGAAAGCCAATTTTTCTCGGCTCTATGGCAAGAAGGAGAAACAGGAGCGGGGAGAGAAAAGCCCGTTTTTGGGTCTTTCAAGACAACGTGACCGCCTTTACTTTGGCGATATGTCCAACCTTCCTTAATTAAGGCTTTAGCTGCTCGGTCAATCGTGCGATTGTTAGAAATGTTCATATCTTTAAACTCTTTGTTTGTTTCAGATATGAACATTTTAAAAGTAAGTCATTGGTGACTGAATAATAGGCTACTTAATTTTGAGTGATTTTTCAAGATTGCCGTGAAAACGCTCTGAATTGATCATGAATTTGTTCATGTTTAAACGTTTGTACAAGCCTTTTGATGTGCTGTGTGGTTCGCAGTTCTCGAGAAAGTGGCTTAAAGGGGTGAGGTAGTAAGTGCATTTCTTGTTTACGCGGTGAACTACCCCAATTGCATCAATTGAGTTGTTAATACAATGACTGATGATAATAGGTTCAAAAAGCCATGAGTTGGTCTTTAAATCAATATTGCGATTCTTAGCTCCTGATCTCATGGCCAAGTAGATAGATTTGCCGCCTTGCGTGTAAACCATGCCGACTTGTTTGCCGTTGATTGAGTGTGGTTTTCTCATGAAAATAACCCCCAATTAGGATTTGTTCTTTTTGAATAATTAGGATTTGTTCTTTTTGGATTTGGAACTTCGGGTTGATCTACACTTTCTTTGGTGAGCGCAAAATACGCCCCAAGAAAGCACAGCACTTCTCTGGCTTTTGAGCCACCAACAGCCCCTTCTATCTTTCCAATCAGCTCTCCCGCTCTAAACGAGTTATTAAAAAATACAGTGTACTCCTCGCGTTCACATTTATGATGAGTGGCATCATTGTGTTCGCGCATGTAGGTGTGAATTTCATCAAGGGCATAGCTGTACAGCTCCCCAACATTGAAATGCTCTTCATCATTGGATAATTTCACTTCGGGTCGCTGAGAGCCTAATTCTGGTACGTCTCGACGCGTGTGACCTTTGACATAAGCCATCTTAGTTCTGTCTAACGTGGAGATAATCATTAGACGGCTGTTTTCATACTCGTTTCTAAATCGGTATTCTAAGACGCTTAGCTCAGCATTTAGATTCGGGATGTATTTCATGACCAAGCTCCCCAATTTGGATTGTTGCGTTTCGGAACGGGTGGATCTCGAAAGAACTTCAAAACCGCATTTTTATAATAAAAACCAACTGTTCTAGTTAGTTTCGTCTCTAACATACACATTTGACTGTCATCGTTAAAATAAAGAGGCGATGCCCACCAAATATATTCGGCCTTTCCAGCTACATCTCTTTTGACTTCCTCAATGAAAGTCTTTCCATTGGCGAACAGCTCTTCTTTATCTGTGTTTTCAGATGTTAAAAGGATTGTTTCCATTGGAGGCGCATGTGGTTCTCGCCAATTATAGAGACCCTTCAAAAAAGCCATTTTGGTTTCATTTGCATTGCTTAAAAACATTAAACGGTAAACATAATTGCCTTGTTGAAAAAGATGCTCAACAACGTTTAGATCTGGCTCTAACTGTTCTTCTAACATTATGCCCAGCTCCCCCATTTGCCTTTGTAGCGTTCCGCTCGCTCGCGATCTGCGCGAGCTTTCATTTCTTTTCTAATCGCTTCCTGTTTTGCGGCTTCTTGAGCTTCTTTATGATATTTGTCGAAAATTTCTTTGGCTTCTAGCTTTGTGTAGACGGTAACTGGATATCTTTTCTTTAACTCCGGCACTTCAAAAACAATTAAGTCGATAATTGCGTTGACGGTTTCGTCAAATGTACTTGCCAAACCACCAAACTTACCCGCTCGAAATTTTCTCAACCACAATAAGTAATCAACACCTTCAAAATCGGAGTCATTCTGAAGCATGAGAATAAGTTCAGCCGGTGTTCGCCCTTTGTATTTCCCTTCAGGAAACTTCTCATCAAATTTTATAGTCACTCTATTCGCCTTAAATAAATAACTGTTGATTTCTTCATTGCGCTTGCGATGTGTGGCCCGTAAAGCTTTAAGGTTAATTTATATAAGCGCTCTGCGCTTCTGCATTTGTCTTCGCTGTCAATTTCGGTGTGATTATCAGCACCGTAATAAGCGCATAGCTCGCCAAGCTTCCCGACAATTACACGATCAACAATCGCTAAACCTTCGATCATTTTAGTTTTTGAATTTTGGAGATACACTCGATCACCAGCGGCAAGTTTCTTTGACCATGTAACCCCCAAACGAATTGTATTGAAGTGATCATCCATGCCTTGTAGTGGTGGTACAAAATCCAAAACATAATGTTTCATAAGCAAAACCGCCCTAATAAAAATGTTATTCACACTTTTAGTTTAGGGCGGTCTAACTATTACTCCTGAGAATTATTTATCGGACTTGGGTAAGAAAGCTTTTAACTGCTCCATGCCATTAGGTTCTGCGTTTAACTTGGCTACAAGCTCTTTGACAAAGTACTTCTTGCCATCTGTCCATGTAACACGAGGCTTGTTGTATTCAATCCAACCGCGCTTAATTAAATGATCAAGCATAGCGGCGATATGATCGAAGTAAGCCACATCAAATTCGTTGTACATCATGCGTAAATTGCACTCTTGGAACGGTCGAGTGAATTTTGTTTTGACGCATTGAACGGTAATGTTTTGGCCCACAAATTCCTTTTCACCAACTTCGTCTTTGTCCATGATTTTTTGACGACCTAAAGCCAAGCGTGCAGAAGCGTAAAACTCCATTGCTTTTCCGCCTGGTGTGCAGTTGTGAACAATGAAGCCATTGTCTTTGTTGCCCGCAAGGAAGTTGTGATTGCCCTCAATGGTAATGTCATACATGCGGGTGTCTAACTTCTTACCGCCTTCGCGAACCTCTGTGACGACAGCATAGGCGGTTTTGTGCTTATGAGTAACAAGGTGATAGCCAACCTTCACATCCTCTGCGTTAATCCAGCCACACTCGCGAGTAAGAATTTTGTGATCGTTTGTTGCTGTAACCGCAGATACGCCATTCTTCGTTTCAGGTGTAGTTGCTCGAATGTGAATCCAACGCTTGTCGGTATCAGCGATAGAGCCATTGTCATGCCAATCAACGATAAATTTAGGCTCAATTTCACCTGTTGTTTCGTTGTATGACCACACTTCCTTGTTGATCTTGTTCTTAACGATTTCCTTGATTGTTGCAGTTGTGCCATCAACAAAGGGAATTTGAACGTCACCACGTAAACAGCGAGGATCACCAAACATAACACCCGGCTTTAAGCGCATTTGGTTGAGATATACGAATGTCGCGCTAAACTCTTCAGCTCGGTGACTCATGGTTTTTAACGTAGAAGACGTTACACGAGCCAGCGCCGTAGTGTCATTCATGGTGTATTCATCAATTTCTTTGCCAGCTTGCGATTTAGGTAATGCAGCAGCAATAGAGTCAAATACAACTAAAATTGGCGCATCATCAGGAATAGCTTTAGATGCACGAATTAACTGGCACGCTTTAGCGGCAAGTGTGTTTCCTTCCTCCCATGTTGCAGGCTTCGCGTAAATCCAATATGGACGCTGTGTGTTAAGACCGAACCCTTCAGCCAAACGAACATCGAAAGAGCGTTCCCAGTCAATGAAGATTGCACAGCCACCCATTTTCTGAGCGCGAACCATCCATTCAGTAGCGTCAGCAGTTTTACCAGTAGATGATTCGCCAAATACTTCAACCATTCGACCAAATGGCAAACCGCCTTCGTAGCTTCCTGAAATAATGCGGTTTAATTCAGGGTTGCCCGTATCAATCCAACGAGTGACCGCTTGTTCTGCATGGTTATCACCGATTGCTTTGAATAATGCGTCATTTAGTGCGTCGATTTGTGCTTGTGCTGTCATGTCTTTAATCTCAATTAGTTTGTGTCGGTAATGCTTGTTTGAACGGTTGAACAAAGTTATCAATTACGTTCAAAATGGATGCGAAGTTCAGCTCCGCGCATATGTCAATGAACTTGTCTAAGTCAAAGTTGCCTTTGTCTATTTCAAGGTGTTGCTTCTCTAAAGGATGTGGGTTGATCAGCTGCATGATTTTCATATTTCGAATGAAGATCGAACGACCTTGACCGATATATGCGTCCATGTGTTTTTTCAGCTGTTTCTTGTGTTCCTTCTCGTTCTCTTCGTCACTTAGAGAGTCGTCACGTTGATAATGGAATAAGTTTTTCCATTGCTCTTTCGTGTAGGGAGAAGTGCCTTTCCACAATGAGCGTTGAGCTTTATTGGCTGGTTTAATTTCGCCACTTTCGCAACGTTGAATGAATTTACCAACCGAACCATGTTCAGCTAGAAATAACGGCGCTGTTGCTTCACCAATACCGCCAACTCCCGGTATGCAGTCAGAAGAATCGCCTTGAAGAGCTTTGCCCTCCAAAAACGCTAGTGGAGTTTTATAGCCAGTCTTTTCAACAAAATTTTCAAAGGTAATAACCTTCTCATTTCGTTTGTCACGCAAATCTTGCCAACGCACACCACGACGTATGAGTTGCACCCAATCTACGTCGCCTGACGCAAGTAAGATTTCTTGATCTGGATTTTTCATGATTTGCTTTACTAAGATTCCAGCTAAGTCATCAGCTTCATGAATGTATGAAAGAATCTGCGTAATGCCTAAAGCAGATAGAGCCGCTTTGATAAACGGTAACTGCGCTTTGTAAGCTTCTTTATCAGCGACCTTTTCAGGTGTATCAGCAACGCGCTTAATTTTGTATTCAGGGCACATATCAAAGCGAAATTGAGCTTTTCCATCCCATAGCACATAGATTGTTGCTAACGGGTTGCGGATGCGTAATTCGCGCACTGTACGAAGAAAACCGTACACTGCCTGAGTTTGCATAACACCCGAATGCAGTTTTGTAGCGTGATGAGCTGCGTAACCAATAGAGTTCGCATCAATTAAAATCGTTAAATGTGGCATATTTGATACCCTCTGACGAAGAAGCCACCTTGCGGCGGCTTCTTGTTGATTAACCGTTAAACTGGAATATCGAGGTCTAATAACGCTTCTAAATCAGTGTTAAGGTTGATCGGGGCATGCTCAACCGTTTGAGGTTGTGCAGGCTGAGTAACTTCGGTATACGAAATTTCCTCTGCGGTCTGTTGATATGCAGGTTGCGCAGCGCCGCCAGCAGCTAAGCCAATTGCAGCAGGTGCAGTACGAGGCGTATCGTTGCTTTGAGCGGGCGGTAACAAACCTACAACTTGTTGAACGTGTCCTAACGAGCGTTGTAAACGTTCGTCATTTTCTTGAGAAACATATTCATCAAGATTGTTAAGTTTTTCGTAAACTTGTGGAGGAACTGGTTTGGTTTCGGCATCTGGTAAAACAGTGTATTTGGTGTTCATACCTGAGCCGTTTCGGTTAATCACAATGACTTGTGAACCGTTAGGATCAAATAAACGCGCACCCCATTTAGCCAATACATCAAAGATTGCGCTAAATACTGTTTTAGGCACTTCTAAGATTTGCGGATCGTTTGGACGGTCAGAATCTAAAGCCAAAACGTTCATTAAATAAGTTTGGCGTGAACCACACTCTTTTAATGCTTCGACTTGAGCTTCTGTTGTAGCTATGTTAGCAGCTTGTTTTAAAGCGCCACAGATCGGGCAATCCTTGCCAAATGTCTTATCTAAACAAACATAAGTAGACTGTAGATCACCGTTTGCATCTTTAATAAAGTGCATACCGAAATCGTGGAACCACACGTCTTGCTTACCTTGCTTCCAACCCCACCCCGGAAGTAATACATAACGATTCGACCCATCTTTAGGTTTGAGAGTTTTCTCACGCGAGCGAATAGCGTTTTGCTTATTTGCTGCGGTTTCCATTAATTTAGCTGGGTCTAAAACGAATTGAGTCATGTTACAATTTCCTTGAGTAGCTTTGCGTTGATTGCTTTGTTGCTTTGAGACTTGTTAAAACTTGCGAATCGCTTCATTTCGACGTGCTGCGATTCGCTTGTTTTAACGGTTGATAGTATAGTCAGTACTGACTGATCTTTTCAATAAGAATTATTGGGTATATGTACGATTTAATGAGCGAGCAGCGTTTTCAACCGCGGCCATCGAATCGTCATTATGATTATCTTGATTTAATATCCGCATCTGACCTTGTAGCTCGGCGCGCAAACTAGATCCGCGTTGAATTAACATGTCACGACGATGTACAAGCGCAAACACATTTCCCTTATGGATGTTGGCGTATTGCGTTGCCGTAGCATGTACGTCATAAGCCAGTTCCCATGTTGGGTCTCTGCGAATATAAGCGTCAATGAGACGTTCAGTAGGCTTTTCACCTGCTTTAATAAGTGATTTACGGTACACCTGAAACAACGTAGCTTCTACATGTTCGAGCTGTCGCTTCGCCAGTGCTTGCTGATGATCTGCGAGAGCTTGTTGAGCTGACCAGTAAGCCATTAATGAAGGTTGAGCTGTCATACATTGGTCAATTGTGACATCGGAAATCGCTGTTTCTATCTGAAATGCGTGTACATCCGGCTTGTATTTCAGGTTTTCTAATGTGATACCTAATTTTCCGACATATCCCGTTGCTCGCTTTTGTTGAGCCATTGCTGATGTTTGTTGCGCAGGGCTTGGAGCAGCTTGCTCAGCAATAGGTTGAGGATTTTTAGGAGCAGTTGCGATAGGTGGTACGACGCTAGTATTAGCAGGAGCGGCGGATGGAGTAGAAGCGGTCGTAGCAAATATTTGATCAACAACTTTTTGATCTGCATCATTGTCCACCCTTTCTGGAACTGGCGGTTGTAACGTAGTCTGCTGTTGTGGTGGGGGTGTTTGAGTCTCTGGTTCTAATTCAACTTTTCCTTCAGCGTGTTTAAGCATTCCACCAACATTAAAATTGGCGAACATAGCTTGAGGTGTTGATGCAACAGGGGTTGGCTCAGGAGTAATAACTTGCTGCACTGGCGGCTCAGGTACCGCTTGAGGCTGTGGAGAAGGTGCGGTCACTGTTTGTTGAACTACTTGAGGCTGTGGTTCTGCTGCTGGTGCAGAAGGTTGCTCAGCTGGCGTAGAATGCATTTCGCCAAGCATGTCTAATTCTTCAAATAGTTTGTCTAAGTCCTGTTCTGTTGCGAAATCTTGTGTTTGAGTTGTCATAAATACCTCTGCGTTAAAAATAAGGTGTCACTATAAAATTATTAAACGAAAAGTCAATCAGTAGTGACTGACTTTTCAGATAAATCAACTTAATACTTCAGCCACTTTTTCAAAGGCTAAAGTAAGGTCTGGTAATTTTGAAGGGTCAAACGGTAATTGAGCTGGACTAATCCCGCATACGATTGTTGCATCAAGCGTTGGGTCATAAACCGCTGTAGCATTCAGTTCTGATATTCCACCTTTAACCGACGGTAAGAACTTTTTGGCCACCGAAGATCCTAGCGCAACAATAATGCTCGGTTTTACGAGTTTTATCTCTTCTTCCAAGTACTTACTACAGTTGTTAATCTGCGAGTTAGTAAGAAACTTATCTGATTTACGCGCTTTCACCATAGTTGTGTAATAACCATCACTAGGATTTAAGCCAGCGTCTTTAATTGCCTGTTTAAGATAAGTTGAGACATCACCGACCATAAGTTTGTCTTGTTTGTCCTCATCGACGTTAGGACAATCTGTGACAACCATAAACTTAACTTTGTTACCACAGCGCATAGTAGGGTGCTTTTTACCTTTCAAATCACAAGCGTCACACTGTTTGTATTCTTGAGCCACCATAATGATGCGACTCTTTAAATGCTGCTCGGTTAGATCAGCAACACGGTCAGCTTTTACAGTATCAATGATAATGCCGGGCAATAAGTCCATTTGAGCCTTGCGACGGTCGACGTGTCGTGCAGGTAATTGAGTAGGCTCAACACTCGCTAAAGCGCCAATTGCATTAAGCGATTCAACCACTTTGCTGTTTACCTTTGTTTTAGGCTGTGCTGCTGCTTCTTGGAACTCAAAGAGACTATCAAAACGTTTTTTAATTGGCGCATCGTCGTCATAGCCCCAAACGGGTGTTTTGTCGCGTTTATACTTAACAATCTTCAAGTCACGATGCTTTTCGCGTAATTTCACAATAGCGCGCGCCGTTGTCTCTGACACACCCTTTACAGCGTTAAAAGGTGCAAGAATGTTGTGATTGTCTAAAATGGTGTAACGATCAGAAGATAAGTTAATATCGGGCGGCAATACTTCGATACCGCATTCGCGCGCATCCTTTACCAACCCCTTCAATTTGTCTTCGTCTACGATTGATAAAGAGGCTGCGAAATACTCAGCAGGGTAGTGGACACGAACGTATGCACACCATACCGAGATAATCGAATAAGCCGTTGCGTGACTTTTGTTGAAACCATAGCCAGCAAAGGCTTCGATCTTGTCAAAGATGCGACCGGCTTCTCCTGGTTCTACTCCTGATTTAGCAACGGCGCCATCAATGAACTTTTGACGCATTTTAGCCATTTCATCTACATTCTTTTTACCCATTGCTTTACGGAGTTTATCCGCTTCAGCATTTGTAAAACCTGCAAAATCCACAGAGACTTTCATTACCTGTTCTTGATAGATTATGACGCCTAGCGTGTCTTTGAGTGCTTCAACCATATTAGGATGATCGTAACTTACTGAACGCATACCCTGACGCGTAGCAACATAATCATCTAAAAGTCCTGAATCCATCGGACCCGGACGATACAACGCGGTTGCAGCTGAAATATCATCAAAGGTCATTGAACCGCCTTTCGCAATATCTTTAAGCAGCTGCTTCATGCCTCCTGATTCAAACTGGAACACGCCCGTAGTATTACCGTTTGCGAAAGCTTGCAATGTTTTTGGGTCATCTAATGGAATTTCTAAGTAATTTAGATAAATACCATGACGTTCTTTAATATAATCACGGGCGATATTCAGCGTATCTAAAGTGGACAAACCGAGTAAGTCCATTTTGACCAAACCGCAATCTTCTACAACGCGTTTATCCCAATTGACCACAGTGTCTTCAGATCTTCGCTCTAATACAGCGCGATTCACAATCGGCTCACCTGCAACAACAATACCGGCAGCGTGTTGGCCAAATGACTTCATTGTGCCTGCAAGTTTGACCGCGTGCTTCCAGATCTCAGGATGTGCTTTTTTAAATTTCTCTAATTCAGGAACCGCTTTAGCTGACTCTTCCAAAGACATTGTTTGGCCATGATCTTTGAGTACGAATTTTGAAGCTGTGAGTTCAAGAGGTGTTAAACCACTTAGACGACCAACATCACGTAGCGCTGACGCAGAGGCTAAGGTCGAATAGTTGGAAATACCCGCTACGTAGTCTTTACCGTATTTATCAATCAAATACTCAACGACCTTATGACGACGTGAAGAGGCAAAGTCCAAGTCAGCATCGGGTAAGTCTAAACGTTCAGGGTTAATAAAACGCTCAAAGATCAAACCGAATCGAATTGGATCGACGTCGGCAATACCGATTAGATACGCAACAAGTGAACCATTAACCGAACCACGTCCCGGACCTACAATCACACCATTGTTTTTCGCCCATGTAACAAGGTCTTCAACCATAAGGAAGTAAGATTCAAAACCCATGTTTTTAAGCGTTTTTAACTCATAGCCTAAGCGTTCTTTGTAAACGGTATCGAGTAAATTTTTAGGTGGCAAATAGCCTAAGACGGGCTTGCTAAAACGTTTTTTCCAACCCTCAACGCATAACTCGCACAACTTCTTAAACTCATCATTAGCGAGTTTAGGCAATGAAACTGGTTGTTTTTCAAACTTGTACTGGCACTTTTGCACTACTTCTTCGCAGTTCTTAATGCCATTTGTCCAAATTGCAGTTACCGATTTAGGGTCAAGTACAGTGCGATTAAACTTAATTCCGCGTGCAATAGCAGCTTTAGTGCGGTCTATGATTGCGCTAGGCTCTACAAATGCAAATTCCTTAACATACTGACGACTGCGAAAAGGTGCATCTAACTGCGTGTTACTCGCAATGGCACTCATCACATCCATCGTACTAGCGTCTGCATTATCTAAGTAGCGGAAAGGGTAGGTGACAAGTGGCTTGCAGCCCAATGAGCCAACCAGCTCGATTGCGCGCTTATTCATTTTGTCGAAAAGGGGAGTGTTTATAGGGCAAAGTTCCGCATAGAAATCTTCACCAAAACGCGCTTTGAGTTGACGAGCTATATTTTCATAGTCTGGATGACTACACATACCGAACATATCGCCTGTAGATATGATGACGTCTTCTAACTCAAGCAAGTCTTTTAAACACGAGCGTGGATTGTAATAAAAGCGCTCTGGAGTATTTGCTTCGGTCAATAGCCTAAGCAGCCCTTTGAATCCAACCTCAGTCTTCGCGTAAACCTTACAGATAAACGACAGATTTTCTTTAGGAATCTCTTGAGATTGTTTTGTAGGTCGACGGTAGGTAGGGTCGTCATAAACACGTACACGCACGCCAGCAATTGGTTTTATGCCTTCTTTCTCAGCTTTGTAAGTGAACTGAATTAACGCATGCACGCTCATATCATCCACTAAAGCCACCGATTGATAACCCAACTCCTTCGCTTTCTCAATGATATGATCAACTTGAAGCATTGACTGACCAATCGAGAAGTCCGACTGTACGGAAAGGGCATGATTAATATTCATTACATTCCTTTAGCAATTTAATAAGTAAAAATTAATTAGATTCAAATAACTTAGGATTAGCTATGAGTTTTGACTCAGACTCAACGGCGATTTCAAATGCCTGAAAAATCTTGAAAGCTAATGATGTGTGACTGCCAGCTGTACCATCTGACCACTCAAGACGGCTCATATACTCGCTCTTCAATTGTGCGCGTGTTACACCGCCCTTAATTAACATTTCAATAAGGATTGCAAGCCACTTTGGGCCAGTCTTTTCAAGTGGATTAACACCAGCTGTAAGGTCTTTCTTGATACGGTCGACTAAACCAGTCTTACAAAGCTGTACCGCAAACGACTGTGCTTTCACTGGAAGCTCTGCGATTAGAGTGTTTTGATCGTCTGTTAATTTAAATTCGACCTTCTCAACCTTAGTTTTGCGCGGCACTTTCATTTCAGGCATAGGCATTTCTTTGCGTTCAGCTGCTTTTTCAGCCATTTCTTGCTTCATACGCTCTTCAATGCGCGCTCTCGCTTCTTTCTTGGCCTTTTCGTGTTTTTTCAAATAGTCCTCAACGTTAATTACGCCCTTAATGCGATTTAACGTCTCTGTTACCGCTGGAATACATTGTTCAAATGCTGGACACTCTTTGCATACCGCACTTTCATGAGAAAAACATGAGACGGCACCAAAACAAGCGGGCGCATTCAATGCAGCTTTTTTATGTTCATTTTCGTGTGTCATTAATTCGCTCTCTTTTGCGCATACAGCGCTTTAAACCGTTTAACTGATGTTTGTTAGCTGACTAACTTAAAAGCGTCACATAAGCTCATTGCTAAGCAATTTGCGGATCTCTTTTGCTGCTTCGTCGATTAGCACCAACTCCTTATTGTTTCTTGCTGTGCGTTTAACACAGCGCACAATAAATGCGAGATTGAGAGGCTTTACCATCGCTTTGTAGTGGGAGCTGTGAAATTGAAGCGCAAACTCTCTTTTGGCATATTGAGCCTCATACTCGCGCTCAAATTCTTGGTCTGGATGAATAACCTGTTTAAGCAGCGCTACGGCCAAAGGACTTAATTGCTTTTGCACGTAGCTAAGAAGGTTGGATAGATCCACTTGTTCTAATGAGTTTTCCTGCTCTACGTCCAAAAAGACTTCGGCATCTACCGGCTCGCTTTCGTGATGATTCGCAAGGTCAAAGAAAGAGACTGTATTAATCGAACGGTCGCCAACAGCATTTTCGATAATGCGATTAATACGGTTATATGCCGACTTTACGAAGTAGGTCGAGAAACGAAAATTTTGTTTCTCATCAAAGCCTTTGATCGTTTTCACGAAAACTTCAAAAAGTAGGTTGTGAATGTCTTCGCCGTCTTGAAGTTCGATCGGAACCTGCATCCCTGCGCTTTGCATATTGGCAACACGTTTTAAAATGTTGCTTGTTACTTTGTTGATTAAGCCAACATGCTCTTTGTAGAGTTCGTTTACTGATTTATTCATGCCGCTATCTCCCAAAGAAGTGTTCGGAATTACCCGAACACTCGCTGCGCAATTCCCTTCACAATTTCGTAATCGCGGGAAGATTGTTTGTTGGCATAAGCTAAAGAGATACCCGTATTCATAGAGCCGCGCATCACACCTAATTTCGCCGCATAGATTAGAGAGCGCAAAGAAATCGTATCGCTAATTTCTTTATTGCTATAAGCAGCGCGCACCTTAGTTGCAAACTCAACTAGATTTTTCGCATCTATTGGGTCAATTTGTGTGTGACGTACAATGGCTTTTGCTTCATCTTCTTTAGACATGTAATGCTTTTCCATCACCATGCCAAAGCGGTCATAGTTCGCCGTGTTTTGAATGGTTGTTCCTGAATACAAACCTGTTTCATCACCCGTACCATTGGTGTTACCCGTCGCACAGAAGCGGAAATTTGGATGAGGTTTGATAATGCGATTTTCAGGGTCAGCTTCTTTAATGTTGAGCGGCTTACCTTCCATAACAGCTTGATAAACAGACAATACACTTGGCTGCGCAAAGTCATATTCGTCAGCAAGATATAACCAGCCATGCTTCATCGCTAACGCCAACGGCCCAAGTTGGAAAGTCATGTTTCCATCAACTACAGTCCACATGCCGACGATATGTGCTTCTTCTGTATTGGCGGTGTGCTGAATACGAACGACTGGTCGACCAGTTCTTGCAGCCACCTGATCAATAAGTTCTGTTTTACCAGTACCTTTGTGGCCCCAAACATAAAAAGGAATATTCAGTTCAAGCGCGATAAGGGTATTTTTCAACACATCAATTTCAAAAACGTATGTGTTGTTAATTTCAGGCACCATGTCTGGTGATGATGAGTTCTCAATACAAGATACTGGGATTGGATCACCCTGTGCGTTTTTACCTTCTGGGCCAGAGATTTCAAAAATTTCATGTAAATTACGCGCAACTAAGGTGTCTTTAGCGACGAACGAACCCGGCTTTTGAATTACCGAACTTGGTTGAGCTGGCTGAGCTGCCGCTTGTTCTTGAGCCTTTTTCTTCTGCTCTTCCGCTTTCATTCTGATGCGCTCGATTAAAGCTGGCGATTGGGTCGGTGCATTAGGATAAGAAGATTTATAATTCTCAAAAGTCACCTTTGGGTGATCAGTATTAAGGTGATGAGGTATAGAATGCACTTGAGCTTTACAAATTTCGCATGCGATTGTTTCATTTTGATTTACAGTCATTTTTTAAATCTCACAAAGATAGATTTTGACAAAACTTTGTCTTTTGAATATGCGTGAATGATACTAATATCTTCTAGGAAAAGATAGTCAGTACTGACTGATTATTTAAATAACCCCAACTGACTATCTTGCTCACGAATTACTTGAGAAGTAATGAGCGAAGCTCGCCAATAACCGTGTTAGGTAAGTCGGCAACAGATCTCAAAACGACATTTTTTGGATAGAACTCTTTTACGCTTTGCGTATTGATTCCAATTCCAATAACTTCAAATCCTGAGCGAGAAATTTCCTGAACGGTTGTTTTGAGGTGTTTGTTTAGCGTTGGGGTCGGGCCGCTACCATTTGGATTACCATCACTTAACACCATAATGATTTTCCGTGCTTCTTTTTGAGCGCTTAGCCGCTGTGCCGCAATTTGAAGACACTCCCCATCAACATTCGTGTTTAAGAACCTAACATGAGGCAACCATGCAAAACGATGGCGGTTTTCGAGCGTTAAGCGCTCATTAAACCCTTTAATGACTGGCATATATAAACCTTCCGTTCTTGTGTATCGAATCGTTTTGCCATTATGCGTAAAGCTTTCTTTTGCGTGTGGATCACCGTTTTTAGTTGTGAATCCAATAACTTCATGATTAATGTTGAGACGGTCAAGAACAGATGACATTGCATATGACGCTTGAGAGGCTGTGTTAATGCGTTCGCCCTTCATTGAACCTGAACAGTCAATTAAGAGGGTTACAGCGACATCTTTGGAACGATTCTCTTGTTTGCGACGGAATATACGGTCGTCTCTAACAGCTAAACGAGAAAGTGACGCCTGGTTAATTTTTCCTTGCCGTAAACCGTTCTCCCATGTTCTTGCTGATCGAGCAACCATAAGACGTTCCAAATCTTTTTGAATTGTTCCCGTAATTTTATTGGTTGCTCTATCTAAATCATCCATAAAGGACGATTTGTAATCTCTGCCAATTTTTAATGTTTCGATAACGTCATATCTGTTTGTATAAACGAGATATGGCGCAGTGCAAGCAAAGTCTTTTGCTTCATTGCTTAACTGAACGGCAAACGAGGCGTCAAAATCATTCGCTGACTCCTTGTCGATCTCTTGCAAAATCGCCTTAGCGTCTAAATTAAGCTTTCTTAATTCCTTTTTCTTTTCTGACGTCTGATTCTCAGAGTCGCTAGACTCGTTGCCTTCATTGCTGTCGCCCTTACCATTCGATTTGTCAGACTTATTTTGGTGGCGCTCACTTTTACCATCTGATTCGTTCCCACCATCCTCATCTTCGGATTGACCGCCTTTACCTCCATCACCTTGTTCGTCTTGCTCATCAGCATCGCCTGAAGACTCACCGGCACCATCTTCTTCAGAATCGCCATCATCTCCCTCACCAGCGCCTTGCTGACCGTCTGCATCTGAACCTTCATCTTCGTCAGAATTTCCGCCACCTGAGCCGCCTGGTTGCTCATCTTCATCTTCGTTAGATTGACCATTTCCTTGTTGATCACATTCTTCTTCCTGTTGTTGATCTTGCGGGGGTTGTTTCTCGTCTTCGGGACTTTTTAGAGCTTTGTAAATTTCTTTAGCTAAGCGAACGGCATCCTGAGACGACTGCATTGATTGAAGTTGTGGCGCAAGGTGTTTGATGGCAGCATGAATATTTGGCAACAAATGAATCTTGTCGCGCATATAAATTTCAAAAGTTGATTGACCCGAAAGGCTGCGGAGATATGGAGTGGCCAAGATACCCATAATCTTTGTTTCATCAACATCGGGATGCGCCATAACTTCTTTAAATTTCGGAGTAATCATCTCTTCTAAAAAGAAGTGTGCGGTGTGATCTAAGTTAGAACCAGAACCTCTAAATTTTTCAGCCATGCATTTTTCGATGCGGGCGTCTTCTAAAATATTTGCGAGACTTTTTAAAAGGTAATCGCCAACGCTATTTAGGGCTTTAAAATCAGAGAAAAGAACATGTGCAACCTCATGATCTAAGAATCCCTGTATTGCTCTTATAAGTTCTTCTGATGCATTGTCCGAAAGGTACGGTAAATTGATAGAAATCGGATTTCCATTAATGTCAGACTTGACGTATGCTTCCATACCTATTTGAGTTACTTCAATTTTTTTCTCAATGAGAGCATTTGTGATTGCAACGATAGCGTTGCGTAAATTAGCAATGCGATTGTTCATAATAGATCCTTAGCGATTCAGTCAGTGATGACTGATTATTTATGATCATATTATGACGATTTAGAGTTGGGGTGTATAGAGTTTTGTTTGGCTTCAGCAAGAGGGCGACAAATCACCGCCTCAATCTTGCTAACTTCACTAATGATATTCTTATAAAAATTATGGATTTATCACTCTAACTATACTTTTTGGAGCGCAGGTATTAATTACCTCAATGTCCCCTAAATTCAGATGCTTATAGCGCTTTATAGTGTAAAACCCGTCATTTAGCAGTGTTTCTACACCTTCTGTTTTTTCTAAAATTTCAGCAAGTTCATCCAAGTCTACAGTTTGGAATTGATCATTCAATGTCACAGTCATTTAAATCACCATTCTGATTTATCAAGATTTTGAAGAGGCTATTAATATACGTCTCATCATTTCAGCCCCGTATATTATAGTTTGGGTTCGCTCAAAAGCTTTTAATAAAATCAGTCAGAAGTGACTGTTTGAACATTTAAAAGCCAGTTGTTGATCGTATTCATAAATTCTCCTTATGTGATAATTAACAAAACTTAATACAGTGTGAAGTTTTGTAAGTTGATGGGGTTTATATAAACTGTTAATTTTTAGACAATTTATATAAACGGTTAATTTTTAGACAATTTATATAAACGGTTAATTTTAAATAGTTAATTTTGGACTTTCTACATTGCCATATTGTAATTTTTTCCTTTTTTGACTAAAAAAAATAACAAAAAATCTGGAAAAAATTAGTCCATTCAATCGAATACACTTTGCATTCGCTGCATCTAGTTTGTAAACTTGGGCGTATATAATTCACGAGTGACTGATTTTTTCTATAAAATTAGTCCCCCCACCACCTATAATAGTGCTGTAATTCAAAATCAGTCAGTTCTGAGTATATATTTGGTCTCATGTTCTGGATTATTACAAAGTGAATTACGACTCATCATAGGAAAAATTTAACTCTGTATTTGGAGAGGCAAATGGCTAAAAATCGCAACAATATGAACGTGGCAGAATATCTCGCAGACTTAATCGAGAATTCTCCTAAAAGCCAGCGTGAGATTGCTGAGGAAATAGGTTTTAAACGCCCTAACGTTTTATCGATGATTAAGAGTGGTGAAACTCGCTTACCGATCGATAAAATCAAGCCTACCGCTTTAGCATTAGGCGAAAACCCTACTCGCCTTCTTATACGCGTTCTAAAAGAATATGCACCGGACTTAATTGATGTTGTCGAGTCAATCACTGGGCAAACTCCATTAACCCCTAACGAAATTAATATCGTCAAAACTATTCGCAGTGTAACTATGGAAGACCCTTCTTTTTATGGAGACACTCGTGACAAGTTTGTTGACGTAATTAAGGAAATGGAAAGCGAGACAATTAAGCACCGCGCTGAGCTTCAAAAAAATAAGGAGGAATCGGCATTCAGATCTCAGAAATGAAACAAGTGTAAATACCTCATTTGCCTTCCCTAAAAATGCCCGAATCAGATCGGGCATTATTTTATGTTTTTTAAATACTTGGCTAACTTTTCGCATATTCACTTCCTCTTACTTTTTCCCAAACTTGAAAACGTTACAAATTCAAATTTAGCACAGCTTATCCATTAAAATCCATCATTAAAATAGCTGCATATTCAGAAAAGTCTGTATACGTCGAATGATGACGCACTTTCGTTGTTTCGTCCATAAAAAATATAATAAAAGGCTTCTTTTATTACATTTTTTATTTTTCGACATGTGGTAGACTGTTTTTATATCCTTTCCGTTTTTGGAAAAATGTAATAAAAAATTATTTGGTCGATTTATGGCAAGAACAACAACTGGAAAAGCCCCATATGTGTCAGAAGATGATCTTGAGATTACTTTAGCCACTCAAACGGGCGTAAATGCATTACGGAACAAATGTGTTTTGTATTTCTCACACTTCCTTGGGCTTCGCGCTAAAGAATTATCAATGTTAAAGGTCGGCGATGTTTACGATGTGAAGAAGGGTAAGCTGAAGGATATTATTCGATTGCTCGGTAATATTACTAAAGGCAACCGCTACCGAGAGGTATTCCTGGTCAATCCAATCGCTAGATCACTGGTAGAAGAATACATAACAAAAGAAAGACCAAAGGATCCAGACGCACCTTTATTTTTATCGCAGAAGGGCGGTCCATTCTCACCAAATAGCATGGTGACCATGATTAATAACTGTTATAAGAAGGCTGGTATTCAAGCAACCAGCCATTCCGGTCGACGTTCCTTTGCCACAAGGCTAATAAGAAAGGGCGGTGATATTTATTCAATTCAACAATTGATGGGGCATAGCTCAATCCTGACCACGCAAAAATATTTTGCATCGGATCCGGAATTGCTCCGCAGTATAGCCGAGAAATTAAACGACTAAGCGTATTACCGTATTACCATGTGTGTGTATAGTCATATGATAATACGGTAATACCAATATGTATTTTAAATACTATCTTTATGGTCTTATTTACAACTTAGCATCACGTCTTACAGCGCTTCTAGTTTACAACTTCTATTCAATTCACTAGAATGATTCTGTTTTATAGGCGTTTATGCCAACTTAACTAAGGAAATTTTGATGATTATCGTGTACGCCAATACAAAAGGCGGCGTGAGCAAAACAACTCTTGCCACATCTACTGTGGCCGCGCTGCACCAAAGAGGTAACACTGTTATCGGTATTGACCTAGATGCCAACAAAGGCTCTTTCGAATGGAGCCAAGCACGAGAAGCCGAAAACGAAGTAGAAAACGGTAAATTTTTTCATTTAACAGGCAATATCGAAGACGAAGCTCGTCGCTTAAATGAAGAATATGATTACGTCGTAATTGACACGCCGGGATATGACTCTGCCGAAATGCGCTCGGCTCTTTTAGCTGCGGACGTTATTGTTTCGCCTCTTAAAGTTGGAGCTCAAGATCTCAAAGGGCTTTATACGCTTTTGGATTTAGTTGATTTGATCAATGACACTGTTCGCAAACCGGCTGGCGAGAACCCAATTGTCGTGCATCCTGTTATTACCCAAGCTCCTGCGGCCGATAATTCAGTTGATTTACGCGACACCATTAAAGCACTTGAAGCGATTCAAAACGAAGCCCCACGTCTTCAAACAATTATGCGTTTACGTATGCCATATAGCCGCGCTTATCGAAACAACGTCGGCATTACTGAAATGGAAATGGACGTAAACAATCGAGTTGCAATTAAAGAATTTGAACAGTTACTTGAGGAGATCATTGAAAATGGCAAACGATAAAAATGCACCATTGCCTCAGCGTGCAGCACGCGAAGCTAAAGAGTCTATCTTAAATTCCGCTCCTGTAGCAGCTCAACCTTTAGCGCCAAAAGTTGAAGCTCCGCAAGTAGAAGAACCTGAAGCTGAAGTGGTTGAAGTTCAACAAAAAGCAACTGAAGCGACTAACTTTCTAAACGACGCAGCACCGTGGCGTAAAAAGTCCACAATGTCTGAAGAAGAGTTGATGCTTGCAACCAAGAAGTTTTCAGCAAACCTTCCGATGGAATTATATTTAAGACTCAACTTTATTGTTGCTATTGAGCAGTTAAATAGTCCAAAAAAACTTGACATGACGCAGATTGTGACTAAAGCTCTAATGGAGAGTACAGAAAAGACTCTCAAAAAAATGGGTTACAAGGTCTAAGAAAGCCATTTGAGAAAGTCGCCTTTGGGCGGCTTTTTTATGCAAAGAAAAGGCCCTGAGATAATCAGGGCCTTGTAAGACTACAGATGCAGAATGAATTATAGGAGTAAGTTCAATATTTTAATGTATTTTTGAGAAATGATTAATAGTAAATACTAAATAATAATAGAATTGCCAAAATAGTCCTAGAATAGTGTATTTTTCTGGATGCGCCCGCTTCTGAGCCAAAAATCTTTATTGGCTCTGACAAATTCATCTTCTGTAAAAATGCGGTTTACCCACCAAGAAAAGAAGTTGTAGTCATCCGCTTCGAGTTGTATAACCGCATTATACGCAGGAGGCACATGCACCGTGATTGTTGTGCCCCTGTCGTCATATCTTATGCGAACAATTGGTGACGTTTCTAAGTCAGTTTTAGCGCTTATTTCAACGATAATAGCGTTATCTCGATGATTTTGAATCATCGAGTATTCAGCTTTAAATACGTTCAAATACGCGGTAGCAAGTTGTCTTGCGGCAGCGAGTACGTCTAATCTGATCTGAAGCATTCGAGTCACCACAGGCTCATTGTTCAGATCTATTTTTAACATTTATTAGATGATTTCTATAGATACATTACAAAATCAACGTCAATTTCATCCGTAATCAATCGTGAATATCCAGACAACAATTCACGCCATGTTTTGCCGAAAGCACGATAAACTTCAGACTCTAAGTCATCCAGTGGGACATGTTGGCCATTCTCAACTTTCCAAAAAGCATTGATCGTTCTTGAGCTAGGAATTAATGAATTAATAATACTTGTGGCCAAAGCCGTGTTTGGACAAACCTTAATCGCCTGCTGGTATGACATGGTTTCTATCTGAAAAGAAGAATAGTGCGTTTCCATTCCGAACAAAAAGGCATGTTGATAGGTCTGACTTAATTTTTGCAAACCTTCTTTTAATTCGCTTGTGAGTAAAAAGTTTTCGTTTGGTTCGACATAATCACGCAAAGGTGACGTTAAAACATTTTCTAACTCTGCAAACTGCACCTGACGCACTAAATAATTAATATCTCGGTCTATATCTACATCGGGATAGTCTGATTTAATAATTTTTCGGAAAGCTAAGAATTGAGCCGGAATAACCGTATCAACCTCTGCCGTCCACATATCTGTTTTAGAAATTAATGAATTTTCAAGTCTTGGCAAAACACCAGGAACATCTTTTAAAAGCATGAAAAAACTCCATGTGCCTACATGGAGTTTAGTATAGTTAGACAGTGCTGAAAAACTTGGAATTATTTGCTTAGGCTAATCAAACTGCCTTTGCCTTTTCGGTTTGATCAAATGGTTTTTTCATCACATGCTGCATGATGATGTCCGTCACATGCTTTAAATCGGATGCTGTATTAAACGACGCAAAAACCATATCACAAGAGCCGTCAGTGGTTGATGATTTAAGCCAGTTTTGCTCAACTTCCAACATAGACGCCATACGGTCAGTTAAATCTGTTAATTCATTAGCGCTCGCCATTTGAATGCGATTCATAAACCGTTCAGCTTGTATTACCGAGCTTATGTCAAGGTAGATCGACAAATATCGCATTTGATTACCTTGAAGATATTTTACAAGCTTACGACGACCGACGGGTTCAATCACTATCAAAGAGTCAAACGGCGCATCTATTGCTTGAATGATCTCTTTCTTGCGCACACCGTACATGACGCCACCATGCACGTTAAACTCAATAAACTCGTCTTTGTTAATGGCATCGCTGAATTGCTCTTTGGTCAAGAAGTGGTAATGGACACCATTTTTCTCGCCTTCACGCGGTTGTCGAGTTGTGCAAGTTACGATTCGCCCAAAACCGCCATTCTCAATAAGGTGTTTCGCGAGAGTCGATTTCCCCGAACATGTTTTTCCTGAAATTATTAAAATCATTTTATTCACCTTTTAATCGCGGTCTAGGCATTTCCAGCCTCTAAAGTTTAAATTTGAATAAGGCGCACAGTCGCCCCAAGCGTAATATTCATATTCAGGGCCAGTAGAGCGCTTTTTCTTTGCCGCCGAGCTGCTTACATATGATGTGCGAGCGGGTGTCGTTGGCTTCGTTACTACTGGCTTGCTAACGGTCGGCTTATAGCTTGTTCTCACTGGCGTTGTAGATATTGAGCGAATTGCCGAAGGGCGTGAAACCGAAACAGATCGCGCAGAAGATACCGACGCACGGGCAGAAACTGCCGCGTGTGCCGATGGTGCAAAAGTAGCTATGCTTGCCGCTGTTAAGATTGCAGCCGCAACAACTAACAACGCTGATTTATGCTTACCTTGTATTTTTCGCATTGTATTTAACCTACCTGTACGTTTTTAATCGCGTTATCAAATTGCTCATAAATGCGCGCTAGATCGTCTGCAACCGTTTTGTCTAAGCGATAACAGTCTTCAACCATGCGTGGCAAAAACAACGAATAATTAGGACTGCTCGCTGAAGGTTTTAGAATCGTGTTCGAACGCACAGTAATGATTCGACCAATCCAGTCTTCCGGGTTTGCGTCCAATTCGTCACGTAATTTTTCATTTTTAACGGCGACGTCGACAATTAATTGACCGCACGCTGACTTGCAACTTAATGCCCCTGCCCTTCCTTCATTTTTCGATCCAGCCTTGCCTTCATTGATACCCACGACTTCTAACTCACAGTCAGCCTCAAGCTTTAATTTGATTTGTTCTTTACTTGTGCCGTCTTTCCAAATTGCTGTTGAGTTTTTAATAACCGTGCCTTCTTTTCCTAATAGCAGCTTCTCTTCACAGTGCTTATATGCTTCGCTTAGGCTATTTACAATACGGGTCTCGATGATGCGAATGTATTTACCGCCCTTAACCATGTTAAACAGTGCGCGAAAACGATTAGCGTATGGCGCCTTAAATACCCCTTTTGGCACTACCGCCTCAAAAGGGATGAAATCCCACACTTTATAAATTGGACGCTCATTCTCGGCAAATTTACCGCCCTTCAAGACGCTATTAAGAATGCCATTGCCAATCTCTCGTGGAAGCTCTACACCATCACGCTCGACAAGTAGCTCGCCGTGATACTGGAAGTTAGGCTGAAGTAAAAGCTCCGCTTCTTCTACGATGTCTTTAAACTCATCCATAGGGAATTGAGAGCCTTGACGAGAGACAAATGAAAGTAGTTCATTTGCACGTTTATTTCCGTTCGCGTACATGCCGTCTGCTTTCTCTTGTGAGAAAACGCCTTTGCCCCATGTCCACGTATCAAATTTTGCATCTTTAGGCAAAGAACAACGTTGATATGGAAATTCAGGAATTAAGCCTTTGCATGCTTTATTGATTGTTGATTCACTAAAGCCTGCGCGTAAGTCTTTACGCAAAATTCGAATAAATAGATCGCCTGACTTTTCGCTCAATTGAGCCAGCTGACAACGAACCGCTTCGCGAGCTGCATTGCCTGTAAGTTCACGTTTTTCTAGTGCGTATATGATTTCTAAAGTATCCGCTTCGTCAAACCATAGCTCACCAGTGCCCTTTGCATCTTTATCCGGGAGAATACCAAATATGCGGAATGGGTTATAAGCAAGTGAACACACTTCTTTAAATAAAGGATTGCTTATGTAGTGGCTCACCATTTCCAGTTTTTTATTTTTAGAACTCTCTTGAGCTATTTCATTGAGCGCCTGACACACAAGGTCGCTATTGAATGTTTGTGTTAAGACTGGCTCCAAAGTTGCCATTTGTTACTCCAATTTTTACATTGGCCCGTTATAAACGGGCCAGATAATCACGCTCAATGCGCTCTATATTTGAAACTCTTTGCTGAGCTATCAGCTCAACGCCACTTGCTAAATCAGCAACCATTGCTCTGATTTGCTCATCGTCTAAATGCTTCGCCGCAGCAAAGTTACCCAACTCATCACCCATCAATTTTTTAAGGGCGTTAATGATGTCTTTTCGTGTTGCGCCTTTAGTTCGCTTAACCTCAGCAACTTGGCAACTTAATATTTGATATAAATCAGTCATAAATTACCTACCACTAATACTCAAACACTTAATTGTTGTCGCTTTGCTTTGGCAATATCTATTAATGACATACCTTTTTTAACAGTCAGTACTGACTGATCTTTATGTGATGATAAAGGTTTCTCAGTGGAATTTAAAGCGGATTGTTGATTTTCCGACTTCATTTCCTTAGCAATGCGACTATTTATGGCGTCTGCAATCGAACCAACTTCGAATGTATTTACTGGCTCTGACGGCGTAAGAGTTGGCTTTTTAATGTCGTTTTTAATTACGATATCGGAAATTTTAATACCGTATTGAGCTGCGTTGTGACGCACGTTCTGGCGCATCTTAACTCGGTTGATGTAGTAGATCGCTGCACCATTCCGCTTCTCTTCTTGGCGCATAGTCAACGCCTGACAAACTTTATTGCATATTGCAGCTGAGCAACCAGACTCAACAGATGGAAGCAATTTACCCGCCTCTATCTCGCGTATGCGATTTAAGCACGAAGCATAAGCTGGGCGATAACCAGAAGCGCCACAATATTCAAGGTAAAAAGCATTGTCCCCTTGAGCAGAAGCTTCAACAGGGTAAATTGCTGTATCGACGAATGGCACTATTTCTATACGATTATTCATTGAATACTCATTGTTTGTTTCGGTATGGTCATTTTATTAAGCGACAGTAGGGGTTTAAATAGATGCGGTTTGATAGCCATAATTAACTCCAACTACCCCAAACCAAACTCTTGCCTTCCGTCTCATATCTTGAGCTTGCTTTTGACACCAAGATTCTTATCTTGGCTTCAGTCAAAAACTTGCCGATTCGTTGAACAATGTCCTCAGTCGATAGCATTGAGTTGTTTTTAAATGCAGATAGTCCAAACTGAATTGCTTTGGAGCCTGCAAATTTTTCGTCTTTTCCTAATTTTTCCACCTCAAGCGCAATGTGATTTATCCCCTCATTAATGCGGCAGACAAAACTATTGTCTGTGATCTTGAATTTGCCATTTGCTTTCTGATTGACAATAAAATCAAAAACCACACATTTGTTAGGGTCGTCACCGACGCTAACAAGATGGATGGATCTAGTTGTAGAAAAGTCATGGCTCATGTATGAACCGCCAGTTTTAAGCCTGATCATGACCACGCACCCCACTTGGAGCCATAGCTTTCTTGGATACGTTTCGCTTCTGATGCTTTTGATACTGGCACAGTCGGCATTGCGTATTGGTCATCCATAACCCCAAAAAGGTATTCAAGGTAGTCATCTGCCAAAAATTGACTTAATGTCGCCTTCATTATTCTGTTTGCGTTAAATTCGATCATATGTGGTCTTCTCACCACAATTTCGTGTGCGCAAAGGTCTCTAAATTTTCCAAATAGCGTGTTTGCCAATTTGCGTTCTTCAGGCGTGTGTGAGGTGTAGCCTTTTGATTTTTTCTCATCAATCACTTTTGAAAGATGCTCTTTGGCTGAGCGCGCATCCTTAAAAAGATAAACCACTTCTTGAAACCGCCCGGATAACTTCCCGTAATATCCTCTAACCCAACCCGCGCCAGTTTGGGTGTTATACGCATGGATAAGCATATAATCTTTGCCGCCCGAACTTGAGTCACAGATCATGTATTCAACCATTTCGATTTTAAGGGTCATTTGATCGCTTCCTATCTTGTAGTTACATCGCCAGAAAGGGTTTCAATATCGCCCTTGATCACACGCGCTCGAACATCGCCAGTAACGGTCTCAATATCACCAGTAACGTCGCCACAAGTCACGTTGCCCGATACTGTGCTAATGTCGCCCACATTGCCTTCAATTCTGACATTTCCACTTGTAGTATCCACTGAATCACAATCGCCATTTATCACAACTTCAATTTTTGGCGAAAGGCCCTGAACGCAACCTCCATCAATGAAAATGCCATCGTCTTGAATGACCACGTTTGAGCCGTGATAACTTTTACCATTGATCTTTATTTCAGATGGCTTTCTGTTAAATAATTTAAGAAACCTTTGAATCATTTTTTGACTCCATATTGTAGCTTGAGAGTTACCGCGCTCATTTCATTGACGACAATTGCCGATCTGTAGAGTGAGCGCACCATTTCTGGTGGAATTTCATTAGGGTCTTTGCCGGGAGGGAGGATGGCTATTCGTACAGTGATGCCACATTTACGAACCATTAGAGCTGCTTCGATTGCATCTTGAATTGCTCGTCGCTCTCCATCCCACATAAAGGTCAAGCGTTGCAAACCAGCCTCTTTGAGCTTTAACAGTTCTGCGAATTGTGTTTCTTCATCGCCGTATGAAAGGTGTTTACCGAACGAACCAATGACACCGACATTGCAAAGTGCGTCATCTTCTGAAAAGGCTTGATGTATAGCCATGACGTCAAAAGCGCCTTCACCCATCGCAATATCTACGCATCCATACGCGTTATTACCGTTGTAAAGAAAGGCAGCTGTAGACGCATAACCTGAAGGAAAAAGATATTTCTTCTCAGCTAAGCCTGTAATGTCACGCCCTTGATACGAAACTAATTTTCCATTCAGATCTCGAACGGGAATGATGATGCGGTTATCAAAACTTTGGCGCTTCTTCTGACCGAATGAATCGATGTAAGAAAAAGAACCCTGCTGACAAAAACGCAGACCAAAAGCTTTAGCCGTCTCGATGCTAATGCCTCGATCAGCTAAATACTTCAAATTGTGAAGCTTTGAGTCTTTACCGAGAATGGGCAACTCAAACGAAGCTGGAAAGTGCAGATTTCCCAACTTTGGTCGCTGGACTTCTTGTTTATGCTTCGGTTGCCAACCCTGCTCCCTTGCAACGACCTTGATGTGTTCTGCAATTTCTTTATTGGTTAAATTGCCAAGCTCAGCTTTAATAAATGACCATTTAGAGAATTTAGCCTCACAGTCACCATGAAAGCAGTTGCCCAAACCTGTCGTGGCCCCAATGTAGACCTTCCAATTCGCGTTACCGCAAACAGGACATTCCTTCAAGTTCAGCTGCACACCATTTCGACCACGAGTAACTTTATACTCAACGCCTTCACGATTTAGCCAATACTCAATATCAATGTGGTCGAGTATTTCGCCAAAATCTTCTTTTGACGGTTGGCCACTCATAATTTCACCCTTAAAAAATCACATAAGTAAATGTTAATGAATAAAAATAGGGGTTACTTGAACCCCTATCTGGCAATGTCAGTTATGACTCAAAGATCAAACTTAGCGCCCCGCCACAACCGCAATGCCTAGCATGACCTGCACAAAGATGAGCCAGATTTCAGTGATCTTTTTTGACTTTCGCATTTAGTCCACCCTTAAAATTCTCTCGATGAACTTCATACGAGATAAGTCTTGCTTAATAACGATTGTGAAACCTGCTTCTTGGTTACGTGATGCAGCAAAATACAACCGCGCTTCACCGTTTTGACGCTCTTCTTCGGTTTTGTTAATCGAAATCATCAAATCCACGATACGCACTTTGTTAAAGTCGTCTGCTACGTGTTCTGCTTTGGCTACCGTTTGTTTACTACCATCACGATTCGATTGAGTCGCGGTTAGAACAGCGGCATTTTCTTCAAAGGCGATTGCACGAAGATCCACCCAGACTTGCTTTGAGTTTTCGATTGGGTCTGATGTGCGGTAATTCGGCGCCATAATGTCTGCATAATCGACTACGATTAAATCGAAAGTTATTGGCGGTCGAATTGTTCCATCCGGGTTACGAGCTGCACGCTTGTAAGACTGAATGAGATTTCGCAACTGATTGCCAGTCAATGTTCCTGATGCGTATTCATGAATACGCAATTGACCAGATTCTTTAGCGAGCTTCTGAATTTGTTGCGCAACATCATTGGCTTTCACGCCAAGCTCTTTCATCATGGTGTCTGTAAGCGACGCATCAAAACGATCCGCAATGATATTTGCGCCCACTTCTAAGGTTGCGTACAAAACGTTAAAACCTAACCATGAGGCAATTCGAGCAAAGTGAATTAAAGCTGTAGTTTTACCTGACTTTGGCCCACCCAAGAACGCATATAACTCTTTGCGCCCCCATCCTCGATGATATAAAAGCCCATCTAAACGAGGGTCGCCCGTCGATATACCCTGTGGAGGAAGAACGCCACTCACCTTCTCTATGCGCTCAACGGTACGTTGCTGGATGCGATCATGAGCAAAGAAGTCATAACCCGCGCCATCTTCATTAATACCGACAGCAAGCGCTTCTTCAATGACAGGGTGAATCGCTTCGACTTTACCTTTGTTAAGTAGATCGACCGCCTTCAAAATTGCAGTTTTCATCGCGAATGTGCGAGCAAAATCCACCAATTTTTCTTCGACAAATTGACGGTTAGATAAGTCTGCTAACTGAACGTCTTTAGCTGCTTGAATAACAAGTGGCGTCAACTCTCTACGAATGGCCCGCTTCGTTATTCTTTCTTTCAGCTGAGCGATTAAAGAAGCGTTATCTGGAGCGCAGTTGTATTTTTGAAAGTGGTCTAATGCGACCGCAACCAACTGTCCTAGCCCTTCGTTTACGAAAAACTCAGGTTTTAACATCATGGCTGATCGACGCAAAAATTCACTATCACGCAAAGAAAGCGCTGCTATCTTCAACTGAAAAGCATCGTCAAACTCAAATTGATCTGTTACTGGCTGTTGTGCTGTGGCGGGCTGAGCCGCCGCAGTACTTTGAACTGACATAGTTACACCTTAGCTTGGTCTTGGTGCAGTTGTCACCGCAGTAATCGGTGAGAACATTACCAAATTGTGTTTAAAAATCACTCGCACAGTGTAGGTTTTGCCGTCTTCATTCGGACACTCAAGCGAAATCGTTTCTTCATCTGAGGTTCGAATGGTTCCCGTGTACGTCATGCCATTGGTCAACGTCACTTCGATTGGACTTTGAGTCTCTTGTAAGTTGAACAAATATTTACGATGACCAGATAAGAAAGTTTTTTTGCTCTCTGTCTGATCATTACTAAAGATTCCCTTTCTCCACTCTTTTTGATCACGGAAACCATGACGCAATGTACCTTTTGGATGGTTGTAAGGGTGACGAAACTCTAAAGTGTCAGTAACCACAGGCGGCATAGCGGAGTTACCTACCGCAAATCGCTCTTTTATGTATGGGTTTGGCACTTTCTGATCAATCGCTTGCCCGAATTCCTCATCAGGTTCGTTTTGCATCATCATACGACCATATTGTGCTTGAGAAATCATCTCATCCTGAGTATTCCAACCTTGAATCATATATAGTTCCTTCTATATTAAATACCCAATTAGTATAGTCAGTACTGACTGACTATTAAAAGAAATATTTAAATGAATTTAGCTTCATTGATCGCCTCCTGAACAATGTCAAGATCAAACTCAGCAATGACCCTCTCGATTCTCAAGCACTCTTTCTCATAAAGACAATAAGACAAAGCATATTGAGGTAAACGTTTACGCTTAATTTGCTTAATCAAATAGTCCTCATAATCACGTTGAACTACACTGTTTGAGTAGTTTGCGACGTTGAAGTAGGGGCTACAAGCGTATTGAGTTACCGCCTCACATGTTTCCAACCAGTCTGCATACACTTTTTCGAACAGCTCTTCATTTTTAAGCATTGATGGGCGTGGTGGCATAATTCGACCGTTATAGATCATCTTATGCAAATGCTTCATTGCACTTGTAAAAAAGAACTCATATCTCATGCCGCAAGCATCTACCATTTGTCTTAAACGCCAAATTGTATTTCGCTCTTGAGTTGAGTCGAGAAAATCAACGTACTTACGCATTGGCTTTACAAAGTCTGCCTGCTCGCAGTTGATGTTTTGACGCCAAAAGTTTTTGTAAGCTTCGCTGTACAAGTGGAAAAAATAATAAGTGGCCATAAGTGGGTGCATGATTCTGTAATCAAACCACTTCTTATTCATCAGCTCTGTTTCAACTTTGAGATCCGCACGTTTAATGTTGCTTATAGTGAGGATTTCATAATGCTCAAATCGGAGATTGCCGTACAAGAACGGCGGCAGGAAGTTTAGAAACTTCGACTTGGGTGAACTTGGGTGCATCCGTGTGAATCACTATTAATAAATATTAACTAAGAGAGATTATATAATTAATATAGTGATCGCGGTATTCATTCCCAAGTGCCCAAGTCGCGGAATACAAATGTTGCCAGCGGTATTAAAATGGCAACTCTGGGTCGTCGTCATTGTTCGGTAGCAATTTGCTTGGATCTCCGCCGCCTTCGTTATCGTCCTCAAGTTCTTCTTGCTCAGGCTGTTCACCTTCAGGCAGCGCTTTCAATTTATGACTAAAAGAATAGCCGATAGTTGCTCTCTTTTCCCCTCTTACAACTTCAAAGTCCATTTCAATATTAGTTTTACTTGTGACTTCTTTGACGGACTTTTTAATTACTTGAGCTGTGAAAAACTTTAACTCTTTTGGGTCGGAATATTCATTGTCTGGCACGCCTAAGAAGTTTTTCATATAGCTAACTGTCAAGTCTGGCGTTTTGCCGCTTTTGCGCCACATCATCATTAGTTCATACATCCTAATCGAATGCATGGATGACAACCGACCAATATGTCGTAGGTTGTAATAAGTAAAACTTTTGCGAACATTCGCCAGCAAAGGAAGTACTGTTGTAGAAAATAGAATTTCAACACATTTTAACTCGTCGTTATAACGAGCGTCTTGTACCCAGTTAATACCACCTACCCAACGGCCGGGGTCTGATTCTGTTTTAAGTCTTTTGTATTTCAACTTGGCATTAAGTAAATCATCGGGCGCATCTTTAATTGCTTTATACGAACCCGACATGTCCGAACTTGAGCCATATAAATTGTGATAATCATGCGCTGTAATGCGAATGTAAGTATTCTCGCCAGACTTTAGCATGTTTTCTAAGAACTTGTCCGTACCGGCTAATAATATAAGTCTATAAGCGATGACTGATACATTAAAAAAATGAGCCTGTGTTAAGTTATTGTGTTTCTTAACTTTTGGATTGCTTTTAACAATAGAGGACATATATTCCCTAACTTCCAATGATCACCAAGTACTGATGAAAAACTTAACTACCGAAATATTTTGTTTTGGCGTCATTAAGCCTACATTTGATAGTAATAAGTGTCAAAACCAATTTTTTAAGACTCAATCAGCTAAATATTAACCAACTTACCCACAAAAACTGTGGATAACCATGTTGATAACCACTGTATTTGGTGGAAAAAATGACTACCAAACTTTGGAATTTTTAACTACCGAAATTGGAATTTTTAACTACCGAAAATTTAAAAAACGGAATTTTTAACTACCGAAAACGGAAATAGTAACTACCGAAAACAAGCTGAAACCTTTGCTACAAAAAGCTTTGAGGCATGTTCTATAAGTTATTATAAAATACCTACGGTATAGTATATAAACACTAGACGGTGTTTGATCATATGCAGGCATGTGATCTTATGAATAAATTTAAAATTTGAATTTAAATTTATTATTATAAAAAATTCCGCTTTGCTACATGTTATAGCAGGTTTAAAAATTTTAAATTTAAATTTGTTTAAACGTGTATCCATTTTAAAGTTTAAAACGCTCTAAAATCGTTTTTAAGCCCTGTTTATGAAAAATCGGTAAAGTTTATCAATCATCTTAAACAAAGCTTAAATTTGAGAAATTAGAGCGTTTTAGCAGGGTATTTTAAGCAAGCTTTACACTCACTTAATTTTTTCACTGTGGATAACTGTTTCAGCTTGTTGTTTTGCTTTCTTGGTTGCATCGTTAGAACCAAGCAAGTAACTCCATGCACTCACAATTACAAGAAGAACAACAACAAGAAAAACTTTGAGGGGTTTTGTTCCTTGAAGTAAGTGCATAGATTAAGCCTCTGAAACACTCGTAACAGAAACGATTTTTAGGACTGGTAAATCGTATCGGTGAGCAGCTGGTTTACTTGTTTTGCCATACCACATAAAGGCTTCAAAAGCCGAAACGTCATATACTGCAAAACAAACTTTATTTGACTGATTACCACCTAAGCAAATTAATTTACCAGTAGGTGTTTTACCAACAACGAAAGTTACATGGCCACCGCCCTCTCTTGATTTTACCGCAACACACCCATAACAAGGCTTGTCTAATTTGACTCCGCCTTCTTTGATGTATTCAAGTGCGGCATACCAGTTGAAAGGATAAAAGCCTGGTGGGGCCTTTGTTCCTGATTTATAAGTTTTGGAACGCGAGTTTACACTTCCTCTTTGAAATCCCGCCGTTTGGAGACAGTGCGCAACGAATGTTCCGCACCATGCAGTTTCATCGTCAAGCCAAGAGGACTTTAAGTCCTTCAGCCATTTGATGATTGTCTGGTTGTGTTTGGGGCCGGCGATTTCAGCCAACCCTATGTGACGGCGAGCCTCTGCGATCCACGGTAATTCTGGATTTGCACTCATTATTCAACTCCTTTGATTTTTCGCACAAACTTGGCTTCTAACAAACGAATGAACTCTGAACCCAAATGCCCAGCTAGACCTGTACAGATTGCTGTCATAAATCCGGCAACTTGGAATTGAGCGCACAACAACCAACACAAAAGACCGGCAAATCCACTCATTGATAAATGAATTGTTGCGCCGATAAATGTTGGTTTTTCACCCGCTTGAACTTTGCCCAAGTAGTTGACAATGCCTCCCCACATTGCCGTGATTGCAGCTAACAGGACGTGCCACCACTGGACTTGATCGGTGCCTGTGCTGAATGGGTCTGTCATAATCTTCACTCCTTGAAGTTGAGTGAATTATAAGCGGATTATTGATTATTTGTAAGTCAGTAGTGACTGAATATATTGCTATTTAAATTGATTTGTATTAATCATGAACTTATATTTTATTAAATTGAGTCAGTAAGTAGTGACTTATGAATTTATTCTGGTTAAAATCAAATCTCCGTAAAACTCATTCATGGATGAATATTGAGTATGAAAACTATCACTCGCGAGGAAGCGAATTTAACAACTTGGTTGCTTGGTCAAGTAAGTTTGGTTGAGAGTCAAACAGGACGAAAGGTTGAAAAGTTGGAATTAACATATGACGGCGTTACCGGCGAGAATGGCATCAATTTAATTCTCGAAGAGCAACCAACGGCTTCAGTCTAATTGCCCTAGAACGAAGCCAATAAAAAGCCCACATTGCGTGGGCTTTTTTATTATGAGTCACCGCCGTTTTGCTTGAGGTGATCTTCGAACTCTTGATCGTGTATTTTGTCGTAATTTACAGGATCGTACACACAACCAGTTAGAACGACCAACACAGCAAGAGCGGCAATCAATTTTTTCATTAAAACAGCTTTCCTTTTAACGCAAAAGATTTGCATTAATTATACCGAGAAGTTGTCATTTCTGGAAAAATAATTAAAGGCAAATAATTGTTATACCTAAATTATTTGCCGAAATGATCAAATCAGCGTGACAGCTTCTACTTCCTCTTTAGTGGTAGCTTCGGCGATCTTTAAGCGAGCCTTTCTGCCGAGTTCATGAAGTTTATTTACATGTTGAGCTAATGCCACTTGTAGGTTTTTTAACTGTTCAGAGTTTAGCAAAATGGTTGAGTTGTCTTTGGTTGTCCACTCCACTTCCAGTCCAAGCGCCGCAGCTGTAGCTATGCGACTTTGAGACGCGATGTCTGAGTCGAAAGTATGGCCATTAAACTCAAAACCACCAAATTCGAGTTGATTGCGCTGAAGCTTAATCTTGTTCCATTTTTCTTCTTTGACTTGATCGAGTGATCTTGGATCAGACCACTTCTTAGCTGTGTAATCAAATTCATGCACTTCACTAGGTTTTTCACCTATGCTTTCCCAACTTTCGGTTTCGAAGTTCCACCAGTCACTAGGACTGGTGGGTTGCTTCTCGGTATATTTCTTTCCTTGAGTGTTGAGTTCGAGTATTTCATTTGACCCCGTAAATGAGGCAATGCATTTACCCTCATCGGAAATGACATATCGAGTTCTCATTATTTTTTAACCTCCGTGATTAAAATAAGAGCGTTTGTAAACTCAATCTCGTTGTATCGACGCGCCATGTCCATTGCGTTATCCCGTCCCCAGTTGGTCGTTCTTCTGAGCGTTGCCTTGTAGACGTGTGTGCCAGCCGCAGGTCTGTCTAATGTCGTAAACATCGAACCAGCCATTGTGTTCATGGTGTATACGACAATATTGTAAAGAACATCATAAGAACCACCTTCTGTCCAAGATCTATCCTTGAATACTTCAGTGCTTTGAATCCACGGCAAGTTGAAGGTTTTAATCAAGGTGTCATCACGGTAAATATCTAGGTAGATTTGTGGGCTGGAATATTTATTCCAAGCGTACAAAAATGGCGAAACATCAATTTTCACAAAGTTTGTACCCGAAGTGACTACCGTAACCTGACAGGCATCAAAGGTTGAACTACTAGGCGTTAAGATCTTGCTGGCTTGTGTATTTTCAGCAACAGTTGCCACCGTAATTGCATTGTCTTTGATTTTGATCGTATCGACCGTTAAATCGGCAATTTTGGCGTTTGTGATAGCCGCATCTTTGATTTTTGCGGTATCAATTGCCGCATCAGCAATTTTTGCAGTAGTAATTGCTGCATCTTGGATGTGCGCGCTCTTGATAGATGCCGTAGCAATGTATGCGGTATCAATCCAAGTACCCGGCGGGTAAGTCACACCATTAACGGTTGTGTTGGTTGTTGTGACCAGGAATGGCTTTTTGCCACCACTTGGAGGGCCAATGTAGAAGTTGTCTGCATTGACGCCAAAAGTGGAAGTCACTTTACCATTAACTAGGTCAGAGATTAAGCCATAGCCTGACATTACACCGTTATTGTCAATCGTAATCGTCTTGATGTTTCTAATGCCATCAATTGATTTTGACTGCTCAGAGATAGCACTTGTGTTTCCACCGACAGCAGTTTGTAAACTAACAATATTGCTGGCTTGAGTTGAAACTTTGCCATCAATGGTTGAAACTTTGGCGTCTAACGTATTTACCGCCGATGCTTCAGCTTTATTGGCAAGCCCGTCGCTAAGGGTTTTGATGTCCTGAGTCCATGAGCCCCAAGTTGATGTACTGGTGCTACGGCGTTCAGCAGTAAGTTTCGAATCTGTACCTCGTGCAATCTGGATGATCGGACCACCAGATGCGTCAGTCCAATAAACGTATGTTTCAAGGGAGACATATGTACCCATGCCAGTCAAACCTAGCACAGAGGCTTGCTTGAACTCGCGAACGATACGCAATGGATAGTTTGACCAATACCACGATGGAGGCTGATTAGTAGATCGAGTATCGGATACTGCAACATCCTTTAATAAGCCATTCACAGATGCATTCAGCGAAGTAATACTTGAGCCTTGAGAGGTAATTGCACCTTCGGTTGTAGTTACGCGGTTGGCGAGGTTTGTTAGAGCCGAACTATCTGCCTTTTGAGCAAGGGTGGCATTGATGTTTGTGACGCTATTGTTGAGCGAAACAATATTGTTAGATGCGGAAGTTACACGGCCGTCAATATTTGTAACTTTGGAATCAAGCGTACTTAATGCAGACGAGGTTGCTTGCAAGTCGGTTGCTAATTTCTTATTACCTGTAATGTTACGTACTTGAATGTTCGTAACATGCCATTGCTGCCCCGCTGCCTCTGACGCAGCAATACTTACTTGAAGCCAAGGTCGAATTTCAACCATGCCATTTGGCACAGTGAAATAACCTTCCACCATACCCCAAGCATTTTTATCTGTAGACTTGACGGCAACACTATACCAAGTATAAGTACCTGCACTGTTTCGAGTATTGAAACCAAGTACAGCAGAAGCGATTACTGATGTATTTGGCGTCGCAAACCAAGCCGAAACATAGAACATGTCGCCAACATTACATTTGACGAAAGGACCGTAATAACTATCGCGGTTATTCAGTCTTAATGCTTTTGGAGAAGGCGGGTTAGGTGCTGCGTCAGTCGCATCAACAATTACGCCAGATGTCCAATCGCTTTTCGGGTCTACGAAATCAGGATTAAGAACAAGATTCGATAAATCGTTGTTAGTAATCTTGTTGGTTAAGGTGGTAATAGAATTACTATGGGAAGTAATGGTATTACCCTGCTGGCTGACAGTGTTTGACAGGGTGTTAATCGCATTCGCATTGGCTGCAATAGCATCGCTATAAGCTTTTGGAATGGTGTCGTTTACAGCCGTTACATCAAATACTTCGTATGAAGCAAGAATCACAAAGACTGGATTATCAACCGTTGGTACTGGCGGGTTAGTACCGGCAATTACGCGGAAATGACCTTGAATAGTAGAGCCACTTAAATCAGCCCCACCTTGTACGACAGAGTAGTACGTTTCAAATTTGCCAGTTCCTAGATCATTACCCAAGATTCGGATGTATCCACCCGTACCCGTAGCATTACCGATGGCTTGTAATTTTGTGCCTACTGGCATCTTAATAATTTGTTTAATTAAGAATGTCTTATTAGCAGTAAGCACGAGCGTTGGAGCAGTTGGATACCAACCACCACCCAACGCTTGAGTTGCCTTAATAAGCATTTCATGGGTTGAGCCAGTTGGGTTGTCTGTTGACTTGGCTTGCTTAATCCATGAGGTTCCCGCAGGGAAATTGTATGCAGACAAACCGCCCGAAGAGGTAGTTTTAAAAGTTGGATCCTCGCGTAGAGGCTTACCAAGCGATAACAGTCGCGCCAGAACATTTACGTCGTTCAAGTTGCTGTTTGTTAGATCAAGGCTATTGCTAAGCGAAGTAATCTGCCCGCTTTGACTTGAAATCTTGCCCTCGGCTGTTTCCACTCGGCTAGTTAAGTTATTGACCGCGCTTGAATCGGCTTTGTTTGCCAGTGTTCCATTGATTGAGGTGACGCTATTTTGTAGCGATGCAATTGAATCACTTTGATTGGTGATCTTGCCCTCAGCGGTTGCCATGCGTGTCGAAAGTCCACCAACCGCAGTATTTGTGCTGTTGATATTTCCTTCGGCTGTAGACATGCGCGAATTTAGTGACGTAATCGAATCTGTAGCAGTGGTTAGCCGACCATCGATATTGTCAACTTTTGTTTGGGTCGTTTGAATTGCAGAAGCATTGGCGTCAATTGCAGCCTTTGTATCACGAGGGCTTGGACTCCAAGCGGTAGCCTTTGTGCCCGCTTCAATTTGTAATTTACGAATCGTCGGGATACGGCCAGTTCCATACGTTCCATAGAACTCAATTGTCGAAACAGTTGTACTTGCCGTATGCGCTTTTGGACTAACTGTTACTGAATATTTGGCAAATTGATTTACGATAATTGCATTAACGGAAGTAACGAATTGGTGAGCAGAACCATTTGACGAATAAACTTGAACCGGTCCAGCCACAGGAACGCTCATTTCAAACGAAATCGTGATTGGCTTCTCAAGGTTTTCGTCATAGAACGCTTTTAATTCGGCGCTACGTTCATACAGTAAATATTCGCGATTCGTTGCGGCAGTTGAAGTGCGAGGAGCTTCGGAGTTCGCAACAACGTTTACACCACCAATCGTCAATTGACTGTTGAACTTGTCGATTGCGCCAGAGGCGGCAGAATCAGCCTCAGTTTTTGTGTAGTAGTTGTTTAATGCAGACGCGTCAGCTTTAGTTGAAAGCCCCTTCTCAATGCTGGAAACACTGCCCTGAAGCGAGGTAACGGCATTGGCAGTACTTGTTACTCGACCATCGATATTGTCAACTTTTGTTTGGGTCGTTTGAATTGCAGAAGCATTGGCGTCAATTGCAGCCTTTGTATCACGAGGGCTTGGACTCCAAGCGGTAGCCTTTGTGCCCGCTTCAATTTGTAATTTACGAATCGTCGGGATACGGCCAGTTCCATACGTTCCATAGAACTCAATTGTCGAAACAGTTGTACTTGCCGTATGCGCTTTTGGACTAACTGTTACTGAATATTTGGCAAATTGATTTACGATAATTGCATTAACGGAAGTAACGAATTGGTGAGCAGAACCATTTGACGAATAAACTTGAACCGGTCCAGCCACAGGAACGCTCATTTCAAACGAAATCGTGATTGGCTTCTCAAGGTTTTCGTCATAGAACGCTTTTAATTCGGCGCTACGTTCATACAGTAAATATTCGCGATTCGTTGCGGCAGTTGAAGTGCGAGGAGCTTCGGAGTTCGCAACAACGTTTACACCACCAATCGTCAATTGACTGTTGAACTTGTCGATTGCGCCAGAGGCGGCAGAATCAGCCTCAGTTTTTGTGTAGTAGTTGTTTAATGCAGACGCGTCAGCTTTAGTTGAAAGCCCCTTCTCAATGCTGGAAACACTGCCCTGAAGCGAGGTAACGGCATTGGCAGTACTTGTTACTCGACCATC